AGGTGCTCGCCGCTTCCGGTCAGTAGTCTCTGGCATCCTACCTCTTATTTCCTTAATCCATACTACTTTAGCTCTTTCATGATTTAATCTGATTCTATCCATCAACCAATCTTCATAATATTTTAAATGTCTTAAAACGGGTGAAAGAGGAACTCTCCCTCTTATTTCAGTATCAACCCCCATTTTCATCATTTGAATAGCGGGCATTCTAATTACCCTCTTTTTAGATTTTTTAGAACTCCTCTTCCCAAAAGGAGAAGCTAGATAGTCGCCATAACCAATATCGGGTACCCATACATCTTTTTTATAAGTCTGCTGAGTCCCCATAGGAGAATGATCATATTCCCAATGATAAGAAAATTTAGTTTCAATATCTTCAGGGTGAGTTTCAATATCAGCAATTTCTGAAGGTCTTATCCTTCTAATTTTTATTTGACCATTTACTGGATTAATATAATAAGCAACAAACAACTCTCCTTCGATGTAACACATCTTGATAAACTGTTTCTCCCTCTTAACCATATCATTGGCTGATCTAAAATCTCTTATTACTTTTTCTACCTTCGGATTATCAATATTCAATTTCAATCCACCGCCTATTGTATACATTGTCCAATTATCAATAATAGAACGACAATGGGGGTCATTAAAATATTTTACATATACAGCCTCTTGCATAGTAAATAACTGGTCAACAGCCTGGTCTGAATAAAAAGCAGGATAGGTAGAGCCATAATAATCATATCCGCCAACAAAATGTTCCATAGCCCTCTTATCTTTATTCTGTCCTATATTGGGTTCATTTTGCTCATATAAGTAAAAATAATCTGGGGGTTCATTTCCCATAGTAATATCAGGATTGTTCCCATTAGTGTGCCACCTCTTTTCTTCCTGAGTAGCTTCTTCTCTTTCCCTTGCTAGAAGATCATCAACTTGACCTTTAGTATAAGGTTTAATTTTTTTAATAAAGTCTTTTATTTTTCCCATTAATTTACCTTTTAATTATAATATTGAGCATCATCAAATTCATAGCTATCAAAAAAACTATCCCCAGTTAAATCATCTTGTTTCTCATCAGCTCTAAAATCATATTCTACTTCATTATTTACTAAATTATAAATGCCCCCTGCCATACTCTGGAGTAAATCTATAGTTCCTCTAGGTTTATGGTCTACCTTATTTTTTCTATAATCAACCTCAGCCCCATCGGCTTCCTTTTTCCAATATTCGTGGTAAGGGATTGATAAGCGAGAATCATATAAAGCATCTTTCAATGATTGCATAGCCCCCATTATCTGACCCTCCGTAGAAACCCTTCTAATACCATCATCACTTTTAGCATGTTTATCTAAGACTAATTTAGTAGCAGTTCTATCAATAGATAGTCGCCCCACTTTATAACCTTGATTTCTCAAAATTTGAATAGAGTCCACTGATTGAAAGCCATCAAAGGTTAATAATGATATATAAAACCCTCTTCTATGAATTTCATATATAATTTCCCTAACCTCACTTAATAAAACTTCTTCCCCTCTATGGGCTTTAATTCTCCCTAAAAAATCAAATTTTATAAAAGGTAGTCTAACATTTCTAGTTTTTATCCCTTGAAATTCAATATCTTGAACTACTCTATCTACAAAATGCGGAGCATGACACATAGAAATACCTACGGCATCCTTCTTTAAACCCAAGTCAATATGCATATAACGATTATAATGTACAGTATCGGGAGTTGCTTGAAAACTGGGGTGAAATACCCTCTTGTCCTCATCAAAGGGGTTTTGAAAACCATCTTTCTCTAATTTATTTATCTTTTCTTTACTCCTAATAAATGGTCTTGTAGAATCAGTAGGAATACAAGCAATATCTCTTAAAAAATTCTCGGGATCTCTAAGATAGTTGGGTTTTAATTCTAAAGGTATTTTTAATAACATTATGCTTCTGCCCCTTCGTCTAATATTTTCTCCGGGATAGAAATATAATCAACTACATTCAACATAGCCTGTATATAGCCTAGTTCTGTAGAAGATAAATTATCACCTTCAATACGAGAGGGGATTCTCTCTCTAAATTCCTTTAACACTTGTAAACAATCATCCAATTCTAAACCTTCGGGATCATAAGCATAAATAGTTAGCTTTCTCGGGGGCAAGTCGGGCATTATACCTCTAGGCTTCTTTTAAACCAGCCATACCAATATTTATATTGAACGGGTTTTTTAATAACAATTCTTGCATAATACAAAACTCGTTCAGACCTTAGTCTGCCTTGCTCAACTTTCTTGACAGCTTTAATAGTATTCGGACCGATCATACCATCAATCTTAATCTTAGCTGAGGCAGGATTTTTAGCATTAGCAGCCCTCTGTAAAACACGGCCAGCATTTCTGCTACCCATATTAATACACATGTCAAAATAAAGGTAACGAAGGTTCGGAGGTAACTTACCCACCTTATATTTATCCCAATAATCTTTTTTATAAATAGCCTTAGCATCATTCTTTGATAGATTAGCAATATCTAAATTTTTGTATGCTTTTTTGGAGATACCCCAATTAGTTTCCCCGCCAGGATCATCTGGGTCATTTACATACCCTCCTTCATGTCCCAAAACTAATTCAATACAATGGTCAAAAGTAGTAGGTTCAGAGTTTTGGTCTATTACTGAATCTGGTACTTTTGCTTTTTTTAAAAAATCGAATGTTAAGCCCATCCTAATCTCCTCATAATTTCCCATAAAGTATTAACATCGTCAACAGCTCGATGAGAGTGGTTTATTCTAATCCCTAATTTCTTTGCAACTGATTTCATCTTGTAATCGGTGTAATTCGGCCTTCTTTTCTTGATGAATTTTAGATAATCCTTAAATATAAAACAATTGAATCTTTTGCTATTTCTCACCAAAAAACGCTTATCAAACGCCACATTATACCCATAAATACGATGGCCTTTCATAAAGTTAAACAATTCTAACTCTATATCTTTAAAAAGGGGCGCTGAAGTTAAGTCTGCTTGTGATAAGCTAGTTAAACGAGTGATTGAGGTGGGAATGGGTTTAATGGGATTAACTAAAGTAGAAAATTGGTCTACTATTTTTCCTTTCTCCCATTTTAATGCAGCTACTTCTATAATCTTGTCACGCTTAGGATTAAAGCCTGTAGTCTCAATATCTAGAATGATCAAACTGATTCTTTAGTAATTTCAAGAGTATCAGTATCTATTTCAAAGTATTTATCCATATTAAAATACTTAGGCCCCTTTGCCTCCCATAAATTCCTCATCCTCCAAAACATATTTAACTTCTCCCCCCCTATGGCTTTACACTCCTTAATCTTTCTTTCAAGAAATGAGTCAGGATAACGAGGAGAGCTAATTAATACAACAATTCCAGGAATACTACCATGTTTCATAAAACGAGAAGTCATACGGTTTACTACTGCATTATACATTTCCTCACCGGCGTCATACATTTCATCATCGGTCTTCTTAGAATCTTCAGTAACCTCAAGAAAATTAGCTTCATCAATAACAGCTGAATAGACATTATATCCCAAAGCAGAAAGTGCCGAACTAGTACCAGCATAAACACAGGTATTATTTCTATCAATTCTTATTTCTCTACTGTATCTTGGATTAGCGGGGAAATAATCTCTATTAAATCCCGATTGAAATCGTTCCCAACAATAAGTAAATACAACCCTACGAGATTGAACTTCACTTCGGGACAGAAGCATAATAGCAATAACACTATTATCTACCAAACCAAAATGTTTTTGAGGACTCTTATACATACACATTTCATACCATAGTAACCATAAAATAACTGAAGCCTTAAAGCTTTTTCCTGCTCCAATAGCTTCTAAAAATACAGCAAGGTTTACTTCTCTCTTTTTCCGCTCGCCCCATAAATCTACTAAATCATTATAAACTGAATCATATAATTTACCTTCCAATCCTAAAAAATAATCATCATGTAAAAGTGTCTCTAAAGGAACATCCTTAAACTGAGCAATAGCTTTACCATCCCAATCATATAAAGATTTAGACTCTTGATTATCATAATCCTTTATCCAACGTTCAGCTTCGGTTGCTAGAGAATTATCATATTTTTCAGCCATCCTTCACCTCCTCAGCAACCTCTACAGATGTAGGATTATAATCAAATTCTTCTCCAACTATTCTACCCTGAGTTTTAAAGGGTACTATTACTTCCTCTAAGATTTCACTTAATATTCTTTTACCTACATTCTTTGCAGCATTTGCCATAATAATTTTGAAGATCTGGTCTACAAAAGCTTTAACCGTAGTAGTATCAAGACTAACTTCTTTATTGAGTTTTACTCTAATTTCCTTAGCCTTCATAATCTTATCAGTTAATTTCATCACTAAATCAATATCATGGTTAGTAATATAACCCTCATCCTCATTATCAGGGTCTCTACGTCTACTTAACACATAAGTCTGTAAAGCATACAGGGCTCTAATATCATCATCTACACTAGATAAGTGCTGCTCAGTAACTACTTCAGCATTCTGATAATATTCAAATAAGTTAGCGGGAAGACCCGCTCTTTGATTAAGTTCTAACCAAAGGGATGTATTATTGGGATTGGTAATTTGTCTGTCGTGATAATTACACTGACCCCAACCTGGATGGTCGGTCCCATCGCCAGCTTTATTGGTACAGACATAACCGGAGGGCATTTGATTTCTTTGAGTACCACAAATTCTTTTTGTTTGTTTGCCTTTTTCATCTAGAAGATATATTTCGTAATGGCTTATCTTTTTGATTTTGGGTTTTGAAGAACTTACTAACTGCCCCGCTTTTTTAACGGTAGTCTTGAGTTGTTTCTTAGGTTCCAAATTGGCTCCTTCATTTTTTTGATTTCTTCTTCTTGCTTACCTTTTTACGCTTTTTTCTTAAAGTCTTCTTTTTAGTATAAGTAGGAAAGCTGCTAGAATTTAACGCCATAGACTAATTTAATACCGCTTTATTAACCTTTGTTATGATTTAAAACTCCGCCGGCAAAAAAGCAATCCAAGTCTTCTACATCTAATTTTACAATATCAATCCAAGTATCGTTTACCTCAGATATGCTAGTAACCTCTATTTCAGTACTCGAATCGGAGAATAAGAAATCACCTACCTCTATGGAATAAGAGCGCCGCCACTGCCAAGTTGAACCCCTTTTAGTCATTAATGGATGTTCTGCAGTTACTTTTAATGAATCATTAATTAAAAAATAATTCTTTATAGTATCATGTTTTAAAGTTTTAACCGTAGCAGTAGACATAGAGCCCGCAATAGAACTTGAAGTTTGAGCCATAAAAACTGAAGAAACTCCTGAGGAGGGAAAATTTGTAGCATCAAATGATTTTACAGATTCTTCTACTTCAACTAATTCAACGTTTTTAGTAGCCCCATCAGCCATTGTTACTAAAGTTTCATATGCTATACAACCTACTCCAGGTGCTCCTTTCGCTCCTTTCAATCCTTTTTGACCTTTTTGACCTTTATCACCTTGTCCACCTCCACCCGAACCCGACGGTCCTTGAGGTCCTTCTGGTCCTGTCAATCCTTTTTGACCCTTCTGTCCTGCGGGTCCACCTCCCCCTGCGGGTCCTGCGGGTCCTTGAGGTCCTGTAACAGATGCCCCTGTGGCTCCTTTTTGACCCTTCTGTCCTTTAGGTCCTGCAACAGTACTATCTGCTCCTGCGGGTCCTGCTGGTCCTTGAGGTCCTGTAACAGATGCCCCTGTGGCTCCTTTTTGACCCTTCTGTCCTGCGGGTCCTTCAGGTCCTGCGGGTCCTTGAGGTCCTGCAACAGTACTATCTCTTCCTGGTTCTCCTTTAGGTCCTGCTGGTCCTGCTGGTCCTGCGGGTCCTGCTGGTCCTGCGGGTCCTGCTGGTCCTGCTGGTCCTGCTGGTCCTGCAACAGTACTATCTGCTCCTGCGGGTCCTTGAGGTCCTGCTGGTCCTGCTGGTCCTGCTGGTCCTGCGGGTCCTGCTGGTCCTGCGGGTCCTGCTGGTCCTTGAGGTCCTGCAACAGTACTAGGTTCTCCTTTAGGTCCTGCGGGTCCTGCGGGTCCTGCGGGTCCTGCAACAGTACTAGGTTCTCCTTTAGGTCCTGCGGGTCCTGCTGGTCCTGCAACAGTACTATCTGCTCCTGCGGGTCCTTGAGGTCCTGCTGGTCCTGCTGGTCCTGCGGGTCCTGCTGGTCCTGCAACAGTACTATCTGCTCCTGCGGGTCCTTGAGGTCCTGCAACAGTACTATCTGCTCCTGGTTCTCCTTTAGGTCCTGCAAC